CTCCTCGACGGGGGTTTCGACAACTTCTTCCTTGGCGATGGCGGACACGGGGGCCGGGGCCGCACGGTTCAGCACCGCGCGAAGCTCGCGCTCCTTCGCGGCGATCTTCCGCAGCCGCTCAATCTGCGACTTGATCGACTCCGCACGCTGGCAAAGCTCGTCCAGCTTCGCCGACTTCTCCTCGGGCATCGGCTCCGCGGCCTCGTCCGCCTCGTCGGTCAGCACGCCCATCTCCGCAAGAACGGAGGCGAGCGTGTCAAGCAGCATCTTGACCTGCTTGCCGTCGGCAACAACGTCATCGGCGGGGGCGGCGGGGACGGGATCGGCCACGGGGAACCTCCATGTAGTGCGGGGACGCGGAGCGTCTTGCTCCGATCCCTCAAACCTACGCGGAGAAGTCACGCGGGGCGAGGGTGCAGTGTTGTACGGTACAACACTTCACCTGCTGCGACGCCAGATGGCGTCGGCCTTCACGACGCAGCGACACGTCGCGCCGCACTTGCGGCACTGAAGATAGCGAAGCTGGTAGTCGCCGCACGACCGGCTGGACCGTGTGCGCAGCCGCCCGCCACCGCACTCGCAGTTGTCGCCGGTCTGCTTCTTAGCGTTTGCCATTGGCAGCAAGCCACTCCATGTATTGAGCGCGGGCCGCGACGAACTTCTGAGCCTCGGCAATCTTCTTACCGCGGTCAGCGAGGACGCGGGTGTGTGCGTCGAACGAACGACGCGCCACGCTCACGCTGGCATCGGGGTACGCTGGGTAGGTCACCGGACCCACGTCCATGAGGTCCGACACCGCGTTCACGGTGCGGATATGCCGCCCGTTCTCGACGTGCCACGACTCACCACCCTTCGCGATGACGAACGCGAAAGAGCTTCCGCGGATATCGCCTCGACGGATGGACTCGACCAGCCCGCGATGCGCGGCGGGGGGAAGCACCTCGTACCGCAGGCCGACCTCGTCTACCGACAGCTTGAGCGTTTCGGGGAACCGCCCAAGAACGTAGTTGGGGTCGTGGTTGAAAAGCGCACGCGTCATGAGCGGCGTCTTGCGTCCGCGCCGCTCTGACACCAGTGAGAACGCGCCGGGGTCGATCCGCTCCACGAAATCACCAAGGTCGAGCGAGTCAACGCCAAAGCGTGCCGCGTACCCGACAATCCACTCCTGCGGCTCGGCGGATTCGTCATCGCTGCCGTCTTCCTTCTTTGCCGCCCGCGTCTCCACGGAAAGCATTGGCACGGCGGCGTCCGCCGTCTCGGTCACGATGAAGCGGCGCTCCAGCGCGCCGTGATCGCCAAGGTCAAGAAGTTGCTGGGTCGGCATTGGGAACTCCTGCGACGGGCTGCACCACCGGTGCGGTCACCTTGACCCCGGCGATGATGGCACTGACCTGTTGGGACGATAGCTGCGGGAACGACGCGGCAAGCACCGCGCTCGCACCATCCGACGTGAGCAGACCGGATGCAATGTTCGCAAGCACTTCCAGAAGGCTTGTGATCTGCGCACCGTTCAACGCGGCGGCGGCAAAGTTCTGCTCCACAGTGTCCGGTGTGCCGGTCGGTGCCGACGCTGGTTGCGATTCCTCCGCGGGCGACTCCTCGGTGGGTTGCTCCTCCTCCGCCGGGGCAACCGGCTCCGCCGCCATCCGCTCCACGGTGGTCATGTTGAGCGGGAAGAAATGCTGGTCGCCGCCCTCCACCGGGTTGAGCGACTCCGCCGCGCGGGCCTCGTTCACGCTCATCACGCCGCGGTCGATCATGCTGGAAAGGTATTGCGACCGGGCCGCGGCGTCGCCGCGAAGCAGGCCACGCACGTCGAACTCCACGAAATACTTGTCGGGCTGCGCGATGAGGTCGCGGGTGAACGCCGCCTCAAAACGTCGCAGCCAAGGCAGGATCGACCCTTGGGTGAAGTCGATGCTCTGCTGTTCAATGTTGCTGAAGGTAGCTCGCGACAAGTCCTGCACCATGTGCGGCGGCACGCGGTACAGCCTGCATATCTCCTCGACTTGAAAACGCCGCGCCTCAAGGAACTGGCTGTCCGTGTTGGTCGACCCAAGCTCATGCGCCTTCAGCCCGCCTGTGAGGACAGCCGTCTTGCTCGACTTGTCGGGGCCGCGGTGCATCCGCTCCCAGTTCTCTCGCAGACGCTCCGCCGCTTCGGCGGCAAGGTTGCCATCGGTCTCCAGCACGATGCCGGGCCTCGCGCCGTTGCCAAAATATCTTGCTCCGTGCATCTCGCAGGCGCGTGCCAAGCCGATGGCTTCCTTGCCAAGCTCAATCGGAAGCTGCCCGACGATGCCGTCGTTGCTCATCCAGCGGACGTGAAAAATCTGGTCTTGGTTGTAGACCGTCTTGGCACCGCTCGGCTCGGTGTACGTGTACCGCAGCCGCCCGTTCTCAATACGTTCCACCTTCATGCGGCTGGGGTGCAGCGGCACAAGCTCGGCAACGGTGCCAGCCGGGCCGGGGCAGATTTCGGAATAGCAGTTGCCGTACAGCCCAAGGTGGATCATCGAAGTCTCGCGCCACTCAAACGATGTCATCCATGCGTTTGGCGCGATAGACAGCAGCGTGTCGAGCCAGCCGGGGTAGCGGTCCTTGCCGCCGCTTGCGAGCCGCTGGTACGCGTGGACCGGAAGGCTGGCAACCGTCTCCGCGAGGACGCGCACGCACGCCATCACGACCGTTGTCTTGAAGGCGTTCTCGGAAGTAATCCGCACGCCCGATGACGCACCGCGTGCGAAGCCGTAGTCATCGTCCAGCAGCGCCCCAAAGAACCGCTGTTCCGGTGACACGTCCCACACCGCGGAGATAATTTGGTCGCTCATAGCAGAATGATTTCCGGTGCCGGTGCTGGCGGTTCCTTTGCCTCCGCCGACCATGCACCAAGTGCCATGACCAGCGAGATGATGCCGTCCACCCGTTCGTGACTGTTTTCCTTTGGCTTCACCGGGCGGATATGGCCGTCGGCGTTTTGCCGGATTGCCACGTTGCCAGCCATCCACTGAAGCACCGGGTTGCCGCCGTGCCGAATCTTCCCGGCGGACAGCAAAGTTTCCAGCAGCTTGCTAGGCGCGCTCATCCCGGCAAAACCCTGTTGCCACTGCACTACGTTGATGCCGTCTCCCTGTAGCTGGTTCGCTAACTGCGTCGCGTTCCACCTGTCAATCGCCAGCTTGCGGACGTTGTGCGTGCTGGCGAACTCCACGATGTCGCGCCGTATCACGTCGTAGTCGGTCACGTTGCCGCTGGTGGCGGACACGAAACCTCCATTCGCCCATTGTAAAAATGGCACTTTGTCCCGTCTTTCGCGCTCGGTCATGTTGTCGGATGGAATCCAAAACCGACACAGCACGTCGAGCGATCCATCGTCCGCGGGGAAGCACGCAACGAAGGCGGACGTGTCATACGTGCTGGCAAGGTCAAGCCCGCACCAACACTCCCTGCCAACGAGGTCGTGCGGAGGCTGCGAGTTGCACGCCTGCCACGTTTCCATTTTGATCCACCGCGTGTCTTGGCTCGTCCACTGGTTCAAGCGGTAGCGGCGGAACGACCCCTCCTTGCTGACAGACTGCTGCGCCTCGCGGCAGTCCGCGGCAAAGTCCGCTTCGTTGATGGTCACGCCCCACGATGGATTCGCCTTGGGCCATGCGTCGGGCGACTTCCAATCTTCCTCCGCCGGAACCTCGTAGATGCACGGGAAGAACGTCGGGTCGTGCCGCCAATCATTCTGCACCGCCTTGGCGTATGCGTACTGCTCGTAGCAGATGCTCGCTCGGTCGTAGCCCGCCGTTGTGATGCTGACGAGAAGCGGCTGCTCCCGCGCCGCACCACCGTAGCGAAGCGAATCAAAAAGCCTACGGTCACGCTGGGCGTGCAGCTCGTCAAAAAGCAGACCGTGGATATTCAACCCCTCCGCGCGGAACGCGTCGGCGGACAGGACTCTGTAGAACGACGCCGCGCTGCGGTAGGCAATGGTGCGGCGCGAGTCCACGACCTCAAGCGCCGCGGAGAGCAGCGGGGACGCACGCACCATCGACGCCGCTTCACGGAACACGATGGAGGCGGACTCCCGGTCCGTTGCCGCGCCGTAGATTTCGGCACCGGCTTCGCCGTCCGCCAGCAGGAGGTACAGGCCAATCCCGGCGAGGATCGTAGACTTGCCGGATTTCTTCGCGGTGCTGATGTACGCCATGCGGTAGCGGCGCAAGCCGTTGTCCACACGCGCCCAGCCGAAAAGCTCGGCGAGCATTTCCTGCTGCCACTCCAGCAGGTGGAACGGCTGACCGGCGAAGCGTCCCTTGGAATGACGCAGCCAATCTTGGAAGAACGCCAGGACGTGTTCCGCCCGCTGGCTGTCGAAGTAGAACTCAAGCCCCTGCTTGATTGCCTCGCTTCGCGACAAAGGCTGCAATCGGGTCGGCTTCGGCTCGGCTTCCATTCGTTGTCACCTGAGACCGGCTGCTCGGCGTCATGCCGAACTCTTGCTCTATCCGCAGCATCGCGGCGTGGTGCCGGTGCATCTGCGTTGCCCACGGCGCGACCTGCGTGTATTTGATTCGCAGCTTGCCGTCCGTGCGGTTGGGGTCGGGCTCCCAGTGCGTGTATTCCTCACCCGCGATCTTCACCTTCTCATAGCACGCAAGGTAGAGGGCCGTTTCAATGCAGTACCGCGTGAGCGTCGGTACGTCGGCCTCGGTCAGCACGCGCATCCTCGCCAGCCTTGGCACGATGTCGCGCCACACTTCAGCCGACTTGCCGTCGAGCGTAGACGGCTGCGGCAGGTCGAGCGGAACGATGTCAGGCGTCGGCTCGTCGCCGTTGAGCGTTTCCTTGCTCGGGTTGCCGCGAATGTATTTGAGGATCGACGGCTGCGGAGCCGGGCCGCGCTTGCCCATAAGTGTTTTCTCCTATGACCAAAAATACATCAAAGCGTCTTGCCATGCTGGCCACGCGTCTTCTGTGAAAACTGTTTTCGGCACGGAGTGGTGCTTGAAATGCGAAAGCAACGGAGCGATCCTTCGCCGCGCGTTGCCGCAGCTTTTGTCAAACCGGAAGTGGTACTCCATCGCCAATGCCCTCACGCCTTCAAGTGGAAAACCTGCGTCGAGGATCGGCAGCTCTCCGCCCTCGATGTCCAGCTTGATTCCCTGCGGCGTGTGCTTGTGTATCTCGGAAGCGAGCGACAGGTTGCTTACGAAGCGTTGCACGCCAGCCGACCGCGGTGATGATCGGGCTGGGGTGCGCGGGTTGAATTGGACCGACGTGACACCGCTATCACGCGCTGTCACGAATGCGGTTGTCACGGTTGAGTGACAGCCATTCAGCCTAAAATTTTCTTTGGCTATTGCCGTGTTTTCGCTGCAAGCTTCGTAGCCAACGACGATTGCGTCGTATTGCTTTTCTGCCCACACAGCAAACGCCCCCACGTTTGCACCGCAGTCCAGCCAAAGCTCTCCCTGCCCGACAGAAAACCCTAGCCGCGGTTTTTCGTAGCAGCGAGCCTCAACAACCTCCCGGTACACTTCATCATCCTGCTTGCCGCGAGAGGCAAACAGCATCCCACCAACGCTGATGGTTTTCAGTCCGGCTGTTGTCATGTGTGGCCCGCCTCGTCTTTCTTGACATGTGCAGCTTTGCGTCGCTCGGTTGCCGTCCGCCGCTCTCGCAACGCATCCACCTCGCCACGCACGGTGTCGCAGTTCCACATTTGCTTGAGCGAGTAGTAGACGATGGTGAAGCGGAACGCGTCCTCCGACAGCCGCCTAATCGGCGTGACGCCATGCAGCAGCTTCTGCCCGTCGAAAAGAATCAGCGAGCGGTCGCCAATCTCAAACGCGATGCCAAGCTCGGGGCAGGCGAGGTGGCCGCCTTGCGTGTTGTGGCGGAAACCGATCATCGCGGAGCAGACTTGCGAGAAGTTGCCAGCGTCGAAGTGGTACTGGAGAGGGTTGTTGTAGTGGACGATGCCACTTGTGAAGACGCTGCCGGGGATCATCCACTGCTCTCGCACCCGCGTCGCTACTTCGCGATGATGCGCGTGCGTTTCTGAAAAGAACTTCTGGTAGTACGAGTCCACAGCTGGCGCAGCGTTGCAGATCGCGGCGTGTTCTTGCGGGTGATCAGTCGCCATCGACGTGGCCCGGCACGGATGCCCTCGCAGCGTGTTGCGCGGCGCGTAGCCGAAAATCCTGCTGGTGGAAACAAGCCCGCTGGTTCGCGTGCTGGTCGAATACTTCACGCCTTGAACCGCAGCACGCGCGCGTTCCACCTCGGGGTGCGACAGCCTCGCGATGTAGACGATCTTCGTCTGGCCGTTCACCTGCACGGTGCAGTCATCGGCGACGAGCGTGTCGCAGTCTGACTCCTGTGCGGACCGCTTTTGAAGCGCTCGCGGGTCAATGTCACGCGGGGTCGCGCTGAGATACCGCATAGCCATTGGTTTCCAAGAGGTGCAGAATGACTTCCGTGTTGTTCGCTAACCCGAACTTTTCTGCGTGTTCGCCAAGCGCGTTCACGACCGCCTCGTACTGGTCGTTTTCAAAGACAAGCACGACCTGACGAATCGCACTGGCCGCATAGTCGCGGTCGGTGTCCGCTCCCTTCGCCTCAACGGGCTGCACCTCGTCAACGCTTCTGGACGTGTCGTACAAGCCAGCCTGCGCCGCGGTGCTGGCGAGCATCTGCTGAAGCGCTTCGCTGCCCGTATCCACGCTGCGAAGCAACTCGTCCAGCTTCACCGCGTCGCTGTCCGCCATCGCCGCCAACGGGTCGAGCGTTGCGAGCAGCTTGTCCGCCTCCGCCTCGTTCACGTCGAGTACCAAAACTGGTACGGTCGCGTCCGCCGCCGTTTCGGCGCGGAGGTGGCCGTCGATGAGCATGAGGGAGCCGTCCTCAAGCTCGCGGGCCAGCACCGCGTCGGCCATGCCGATCTCCGCCAGCACCCCGCGTAACGCGTCCTGCTGCGATTTGGGGTGCGTTCGCCAGTTCTTGGGGTTTGGACGCAGGTCGGACGCGGGGACCGTCCTGAGTTCACGCACGCGGTTGCGTATGTTCATGCCAAAAACTCCTTATTATTTAGGGTCTTTTTTGCTTTTGGGAGACCGAAAAAGGCGGTTATGCTTCCCCCCCTGCAAAACTCCCGGCCACGCGTGGCGGGG